CACGCTGATCGTCGCCTGCGCTGTCGAGAATTGATTCTGTAGCACATACAACGGCACTTCCAGTGGATTCGCGCCGCCAGCCATCGTGGAGAACGTCGGATTCGACGGATTGATGCTCACCAGCAAGCTGTTCACCTGCGAGATACCGCCCCACAGAAAATCACCCACGGTCCCCGGCGTGATGACGCCTGTCGATGGGAACTGGCTACTTCCTTGATGACACGCTCCTACCGTATCCAATGCTCCACTCGTCGCCAGTCCTGCGATGTCTGCGAATGTGATGTTGGCCTTGTCGGGCGTGCCGAAACTGACTGTGACAGTCAGACCTCCAGCACTTGCGGGCAGGCTCCCCGTGTACCGCCAGATTTCGTTCTCGATGTCTCCGTTGGTATTCGGACAGGCTGCATCCTTGGTCCATGCTCCGTTGACGTTATCGCTGACTGAGCTAATTGCTCCGCTCGGTCCCGCCACGCCTGCATTCAGGCCCAGCCAGTGGCCCCACACTACGGCACCAGGATAGGTCACCGTGACGCTCGCCGTGGCGCTGGGGACGGCCTGCGCGAAGCCTGCGGAGACAGAGACCGCTGGCGCACAAACTGGAGTGGGGGTGGCCGTAGGAGTCGTCGTTACGGTGGCGGTAGCGGTCGCGGTAGCCGTAGCTGTCGCCGTCGGGGTGGCAGTGGCTGTCGCTGTCGCGGTTGCCGTACTTGTCGCTGTGGCTGTGACCGTACTAGTCGCGGTCGCGGTAGCCGTAGCAGTAGCTGTCGCTGTGCTGGTGGCTGTCGCAGTTGCCGTGGCGGTCGGAGTAGCAGTCGGAGTCGGGACGGCACACGTCAGCGCCTGGATGACGCTCGCGCCCGCAACCAGAGTACCGCTGGAAGTCGTATTGAAAGGCCCGTAGGTGCCAGCCACGGCCTCTGGAACCGACCCGATGGCTCCGCCCCAGTTCGCCCCGCTGTTGAAGGCGATGGCGTTGCCCAGCACCAATCCGCTGCCCGTGAAAGACAGCGTATCCGAGCTGCCCGAAGTGCCGAAACCGAAGCCTGCCACCAAGTAGTCATTCGCGACGCTCGTCGTAATAGCTGGCGCCGCCACCGTCGTGCCGCTCGCCTGATTGGCCTGCGTAATCGCCACACCATCGTTGCCGGTGACATTGGCGAAGGCCAGAATTCCGCCAGAGGCAAATCCACAAGAACCGGGGCAACTGGCATTAAAGCCTCCCGGTGCAAAGCTGTAGGTACTCGGCTCGCTCGCTCCCGCCGTCAATTCGTACAGTCCCAGAGCTTCAGGATGCGCCACCGAGCCACCCTTGGGATTGGCAAGCAGCGTCCATCCCGCTCCACAGCTTCCGGAGCAGGCGGGCGGGCTAACTTCCCAAGTGCCGTAATCGTAAGAGATCCATGCGATCAGGGTATTACCTGCGACTACGCCTGCTGGCTTGACCAACGAAATCGACTCAGCCGCTCCACCAGCGACCGTCGTGGATTGCGCGAATGGCGTGCAACCAGCGGTCGGGGTGGCCGTTGGCGTTGCGGTTATAGTAGGCGTTGCCGTTGCTGTGTGAGTTGCAGTGGCTGTCGCGGTTGCCGTAGCGGTCGCCGTACTTGTTGCCGTAGCCGTGGCGGTAGCGGTTGGCGTCGCTGTGATCGTCGGCGTCGGTGTCGCGCTCGGGCCGGGGTCCATTGCCGCCACCTGGTACGGCTGGAGTGTAATGCCGCACGACTGCCCAGAGCAGGAGAATCCTGTGCAGGGGCAATCGAAGACCAAGTTCGAGTTCTCAACGTTGTCGGTCAGCCCGTTGGTAAAACACACGGCTTGGCAACTCTGAGGCACCGTCCCCGTTCCGGGGAAGGCAACTGCCATCGGCACCGCGCTGGCGGTTCCGTCCACGAGTGCGGCGGACCAGTTACCCGTCGCGCTCCCATTCGAGTTGTAGGCGTTCGCCACGACGTTGGTCGGCAGTTGCGCCGGATTGACTATGTAGTAATTCGGCTGGATCGCTCCGTTGACCACCCCCATCGCGAGAGCGGCTGGCCGGTTGTGCGGCGTGTTCGGCGGCGTGAAATCGTAGTCCTGATCGTGCGTGACGCCCCAGATCGGCCCGACTATCCCCTGCACGCCAAACTCTATCTGCCCGAAGGTGAAGACGTTCTGAATCGGCGTGCGTCCGAGTTGCTGCGCGAGCAACCATCCCTCCGCCATGTATCCTGCCGCCGGATAGCCGCCTTCAGCCAGGTACATCTGCTCGGTAGTCGAGAACGGTCCGACGCAGGTGTTGGTGGTCCCACCGCAGTAAAAGTTAATGCTCCCCTGATTGGCGAATTCAGGGCAGGTGATCGCGCTGTTGTTCGAGCACACGCCACCGGGTGCGTACCCCGCCGCATTATTCTCGTAGATGTTGACGAAGTTGTTTGAGCCGACGGTCCCGTAGTCTCCGAATGCATTGTTGGTCTGGATACAACCCGGATTGGCGAGGTAGTGCTTCGTGTACAGACCGCCCGAGCTGAAGAAATCCGCCGCGTATTGCGACGCCTGCGACGAAAGCGACCCGCTGTGATAGACGAACGCTCCGCTCGCGTCCTGATAGTAGGGCGCATCGGCAGTGCCGTACTGATTCGTATTCGGAATCGCGAAGCCCGCCGTGTTTGCCCCTACGAGAACGCCGTTGATGACGCCGCTGTTGCACGCCTGATTGCCTACGATGTAGTGAATGCGCGAGGCCACGCTCGGACAATTCGCCGTCGCGGTCGAACTCATGATCGAGAAATTACGTCCTGCCTCTGGACCGTAACCAGTCTGGAGCGCTGGCGCACCCCACTTCACGTCGCCCCCGTCGTCGTTCCACTCTTCGTTGCTCTCCTCGATCCAGATGGATGGGAAATTATAAGTGGTAAGCGCCGTGCAGACGTTATTGATGAAGGTATTTAGATCGGCGTCGGTGAATGTGTTCGGGAACGACACCCACGGCACCACGGGATGCCCAGTGCTGGTCGCAAGCGCCGCCGCGAGCGGATAAATGTCAGTCGATGAATAAAACCACTGGCCCGGAGGCTGATTGTTGCCGGTGATGGTCTGCGGCCCCTTCAGCATGTCGCAGGTGCCGGTCTGGTCCGGCGTCCCACCGCCCCACGTACATAACGGCTGCCCTTCGAATTGCGCGTCGCTGCTGCCCAACGTGTTCGGGATCATATAGCGCAGCGATCCCGCGCTCATGCCAGTCGGTCCCAACGCCGTCAGCGTCTCGTTGCGGAACCCCGTCGCTGCGGTCGCGGCCTTGCCGATGTACATATCGTCGATGAAGATCGTCGCGCCAGATTCTGCTGTCGTGTTCGTTCCCACGATCTGAGTCTGCAACGGCGAGTTGAGATACGTCGCGAGGTCGCTGCCCGTGAACGTGAAGGGCGTGACCTGATGCCACGCGCCGTCGTTGACGAGCGTGAAGGTGTGGCTGACGGTCCAGTGGCCGATGCGGTTAAGGCTGACGGTAACTTTCGGCGTCCCCGTCGAAGTGCCGGAACCTTTCGCGTAAAAAGCGATCTCCCAGTTTCCAACTATCGGATGCCACGGTCCCGCTTGCGGCGCCGTCAGACAGGTGCCCGTGCCACAGTCCGGTGTGACGTTGGCAACGGTGCAGGGAGTCACGTTATCTTTTGAGCAAACGCCTCCTGTCGAGCCTTGGTTATCAATCTGCTCGTGGACTGTGTGGCTGTTTCCATCGGCTACGTTGATTGCTAGCGAGCCTAATCCCTCATAAGCATCCGCCGTCGAGAGCGCGCTGTTCGAGTCGTTTGCAGCCAAGCCGCCGATGGTGTTCGTCGCGATGTTGCCGCCAATGTTTACCGAAGTCAGAACTTCCGTTACGCCGACGCCAGCCGCGAGAGTAGGACAACTGGGTGAGCACGAGCCGAAAGTGTAGGAGCCTCCCGCAGTGAACCCTGTTATCGTGAAGGTAGTTCCAGCCGCCGATCCGGTTCGCACCGACGCCTGCGCGCCGACCCAGTACCCAGAGGGTGCACCGCTATCCACGGTATCCACGAAACTGCTGCCACTTGCTCCACTTGCGACCTGAATTAAATGGCCGTCGCTAGGCGGCTCAAAGCCGGGATTGTAGAAAATGTTCTGCATGATATTGGAGTCATCTTCGGCGTTACCGTAGGCGCCGCCCATGTTCACGCCAACCCAGTTGATGCCCCACGGCGCAGCAGTCACCGATGAAGTGACCTGCGCAGTCGGCGTGGGCGTCGCGGCGTAAGCATTGAGCGGGCTTAATTGCTGGCGGAAAGGACGAGCGTAGAAAATGCTCGTAAAGACGAATGAGCATACGAATAGGAGTACGAGCAGAGCGAGTCCACGCCTCATTCCGCCCCCTGTCGCATCTCGTTGTAGACGCAGGTCGCTTCCGTCTTCACGTCTCCGACGAGACTGTACATCTGGGCCTTGCCTTTGGTCAGAATCGGCTGCGGAGCAGTGCCGTTCATCCATTTGATCGTTGGGCACTTGGCGTTGGGCACAAAGGTCGGGATGAAGCCCCCCGCACAAGTCGGACTCTGGTACGCCTTGATGACTAGGGCCTGAAAGTCCAGCGGCATCGGCAGCACGATATTGCTGTTCGCGCACATCTCAAGGACGTAGCCGCATTTCAGGCCGGGACACGCGAGCAAGGTCGTCGTCGGCTTGGTCACGACGAGACGCTGCGGGCCGACCCACGCGAACGCAGGAGAGGCGAGCAGGAGCGCGATAAACGGCCAGCGTTTCATTCGGGGCCGGGCCTCATTTCGTTGTAGACCGGCGAGCCCTGCGTCGTGTAATCGACGATGAATTCGTACATCTGCGCCTTGCCGCTTGTCAGTACTGGCGCATACGGCGCACCGTTCGCCCAGTTGATTGAGTATCCCGAGCAGGCCGCGAAGGTTGGAGTGAACCCGCCTGGTGAGACTTGGAGAACCTTGAGGGTGAGCGCCTGCCCGTCCACGGCACACGGCAGCGTGAGCGTGCTCGTGCTCTGCATGCTGAGAATGTAATAGCAGGCGAAATATCCGCATCTTGGGAGCGTAAAGCTGCCGGTCGTCACAGCAAGGCGGATCGGCTGAGTCGGCGGCGGTGGCCCTACGGGGTTGCCAGTCGCATTGCTCCCGTTGGTCGCATTCTGCGCAAGCGCCAGCGACGAGAGCAACAGGCAAGCGCCAGCAATCAGCGTCACTTTCATGTGGTAGTAATCACCAACAGGCCGCCGGTCGCTGAATTGATCGGAGCACCAAGCGCACCGGAAATAACGCTGACATATTCGGTAGGGCAGTTCGGTTGCGGGAAAGTTTCGTTGTTAGCGACCAACCCATTCGGGTGTATGAGTCGCGACGTTCCGAATTCGTAGGCGTACCCCGGCAATACTTCAAGTTCACCGTTAGTTCCGCAAGTCGCCACGACGCCAAACGCTATCCACATTGTCTGCTGCGACGCCGAATAATTACGAATCAGCATGTAGCGACGGTTTGAATCGGCAGGAACCACTTGCGATGCCGCAGACGTTGCATTGATGGGGAAGGGTTGAGTTGGATTTCCCATTCAGTACCTCAGTAGGCGATCCAAGCGTAGGACGTGCTGCCAGCTTCGGCGCATTGGACTTGGCACGTGTAGCAGGTTCCGCCCACCGTGCAGCTGGAATGTGTCGGGGTGGCGTTAAAACTGCATGCTGAATCGCTGTCCAATACGGTGAAGACATTTCCTGCCGTGCCGCTGCCGCAACTGGGCAGATTTGCGATGGTGCTGCTCGGGAAATGAACTCCGGTCGCGGCAACGGAAAAAGGCGACGGAGCGCCCGATCCTGAAAAGGTTGCTTTATACGCGACTTCGGCTACCGGCAACGTCTCGTCAATGATGTTGACAGGCGGTCCACTGAAAGTGCCGAGTGGTATCGTCAGGTTGGCGACGCCCGTCAGGGAATTGCCGCCCATCGAATAACTGCCAGTCGCAGTTGCCAGGTCGTTCAGATGATTCAGTCCGAACGCCAATGAATCGCCCGACCCCGTACCCGCTTCCAAACCTGTCAACTTGAAACTGTTCATCCCGTAGGTACCGGTGGGCGCTGCCAAGTTATTGAGCGACGATTGCCCTTGCGACAGAGCGTCATCGGCAGTCGTATTCGCACCTACGTTGTAGATTCGGAAGCCCGCCGCGTTGAGAGGCCCGGTCAGCACGCCCGTTGCGATCGTAGATTGTCCTGCCAGGAGATTGGCGAAGCTGGTGCTGCTCGCAATAGGTACGTAGCCCGTCGTCGGCGAGCCGCAACCCCCGCCCTGTGCCTGACAGATCGTGATTTGCACGAACAAGCCCTGCACGAGAGCAGTTGTGCTCAGGTTGCCGTTCACATCGGTCGAACTCGTCTTGAGAATCGGATTGATGACATTCGCGTTGACGACCTGCACGCTGCGTGAGTTGAAATAGATCGTTGCGTTCGGTACAGGATTGGCCGCTCCATCGTAGACCACCCCAGAAATCGCGCACGTAGCGGGCGCCGTCGCGTCTGCCGATAATGCACGCACGAAAATGAAGACGGTGAGCAGTGCGAGTATTTTTCTCATGCTGTCAAAACCCACCATTTCTTACCCGTTGCCGTTGGATCGTAAATGCAAAGCGCGGGATGTCCCGCCGTAACCGTGATCGGATTTGAAATGTTGCCACCGCCGCCGAAGCTGAAACCGTTCAAGCTCAGGAGCACAATAAAGCTCTGAAACCCGTTAGGCGGAGTGATCGTGCTGATCGTTCCCGTCCCTGAAATTCGATGCGCCCAATTCGTGACGTTCAGTGTCGCTGTCGTAGGCAGGTCCAAGCCAAACGCCTGCGTGCCCGAATTCATGTCTTGGATGATTCCTTTGAACGCTGGAATCTCGTACTGCGATAGATGGTCGTTCAGGAATTTCGCCAAAGCATTTATGATCGTCCAGAAATCGTGTTGAGCCGGAACCTCAAAGCTCGGCGGATTGTAGTCCTGAAGCGCTTGCATCATTAGCGGATGCCCCCCACGCGCGCTTCGTAGGCGTAACCGACAATCTCCGCAGGGCCGACAAAGTTGAACTGCACCTGATGGTAACGATCATATTGCCGAAGTGAATTCCAGTCGTCTGCGGTCTTAAAGACAGCGGCATCAAAGCTCGGTGGCTGGCCGAGAATGTTCGTATGAAATGCCTGCGCGAAATCGGTCGTCGGATAGACGTTCCACTTGGCGCGGAATCGAAGCAACTGACTCAAGTTATCTTCGTCACCCAGAAATCCCGTCGTGACGTGCCCCGTCGTCGGCACGGCGCCTGCTCCGCTATCCCACGTTTCAAGAAACGAATTGGTATCGAAGAAATAGCCTCCACCACTCGTGCCGCCATTCGCTCCCGTCACCGGCAAGGGCGGGTCCAGCGTATTCGGCACTACGTAAGTCGTGTTCAGATAGCCCGTGCTCCAGCGGCCCACGCGGACGTTAAACGCGACGTATCGGTCGAGGACGCTCGGACTCGGAGAACTCGTCGAAGTGAAGTGCCAGTAAATTACCGAGTTGAGCGAATCGTACCACCCGCACACGTTCGGGAGCTGCGAAGGGTTGGCGTTCGCGAAGAACCATTCCTTGATACTGTTGGGGATGCGCTGCGGCGTATAGCCGGTCGTGATGTAAAAGTCGTCCGTCCCAAGAAATGCGATCGAGTCCGGCAGCGTTACCACGCATTCTTGTCCGTACGTGCCGACCTGTCCTGAAATAAGCTGAAAACTCCATGTAAACGGAGCGCCGGAGAACGTACCGACCCACGTCGCGCCTGCCTTGAATGCAATGATCGACCGATAGAGCGCTGCCGCTGCGACAATGTTTCCCGGCACGTCGTACAGCGACCCGCTCGCCGCCAAGGTCTGGATGTTCGGCACGTAGTCGTTATCAACACCCGCCGCGCTCGAATACCAAGTCGATCCAGCGAAGAACACGACAAACCCGCCGACGGAAATGACCGTCGTGGCGCCAACCGGAGGACTCCCGCCAAGGGGTACGAAGAGCGGCGCGCTCGGCGACCACACCAGCGGTGTTATTATCGGATTGTTGGCCGTCACGATCACGTCGTCGTTGAATTGGGTGAAGCGAAAGCGAGTTATCGGAGGCGCGATTACACCGCCAGTTACATTGACCCAACCTCCCGCCGTCAACTGAAAGATGAATCCGGCAGCAGCGTAGAACAGCGTCGGGACGCCCAACACGCTTGCAATATAGGCTCCCGGCGGATTGGCGTTGAACAGAAACGTATTCGGGATGACCACAGGGAAGTTGCGCGCTGCATAACCTTTCATTGTCGGCACTGCCGAGTTGGCGTCCAAGATAATCCCCGGCGTAGTCGGATCTTTATCCGGAGCAAAATCGGAAAAAATTACTTCCTGACCCTTCCCTATCTGGTAACTCGGCATCGCTCACCACACATCCGGCGCAATGGGCGCTCGCACGTCCTGCTGCGATGTCTGCTGCTGGAGCACGAGGTATTCTTGCCTCGCGAGCGCGAAGTACATCTGCGCCATCTGCTCGTCGCCTATAAGAGCACGAGACATCCGCGCCTCGGCCTCGTAGCGAATGAACGCTTCGGCGGTAGTCGTCCACATATTCGAGTCGGTCGATAGCTGCGCGAGCGGCGGCGCCGTTCTGTAGGACAACGTGACCGGATAGAGACCTGCCGGATAAGGCCACAGGTAGATTTGCTGTTGATACCACGCATACCACGAGGGGTAGGTTGCCGGAGGCGTAGGCCGGATCATGTCGTAATCGCGGAGTGCTGCGTAATCCAGCGGCTGCATCTCGATGCGCTGCGTCAGCTGCCACGTCACCTCCACCCGCGTGAACGCCACGAGGTCAATCGGCATCGTGAGCTGGTTGATGTTGTAGACAGTCGATAGCTGGGTGTAGACGCCCACGTCGGTGGTGCCGTTGTTGGCCCAGATGATGCCGTTATCGTCCACCGTGCCCGCCGTTCCGGGTGCTGGAGGCGGCTGCTGATTCTGATTGTTCCCCGACGGCACCTGGAACACCGTGCTCGGCCACACCGGAGTTCCCGCTGGCGAGGTCGCGCCTGCGTTAAGAGCCACAAAGTAGCTGGGACTCCCGCCCGCAGGCGTCGCGATGATCGTCGTCCCCTGCGTGACGATAACGTTGTTGGCGTAGCTAAGTACGGCGGTGTTATCGGTGTCGGAAAAGAAAAAGGGCTTCCGCTGGAAAAACCGCATCGCGTCTTGCAGATAGGCGGGCGCCTGCGCTGCAAGATCAGGCCGGTTCAAATCATCGAGCACACGTTGGATCTGTTGCCCAAAGTTCCTGTTATCGACCTGTGTACTTTGCCACTGTTGGGCCACTCGCGCTCCTCATAAAATTCGAGGCGGACGCCGCTCCGGGAGAGTCTTCTACGAAGCTAAACGCCCGCCCCGTGCCGCGCTTGTGTTAGCCAGTGGGCTTCGTCTTCGGGCTCGCAACCTGGGGCTCGCCGGGCGCCGGTCCGCCTTGGATGCCATCGGTCGTCAGCATGTTCGGCGAGTTCACCAACGATGCTTCTGCACTTGATAGCTGCGCCGCCATGCACTCTTCGTAAGTGACGTAGATGCCCGCACCGGAGATATTCGGAGACTCGGGATCACCCGGCGCTTCGTTGTACGGATTCGGCTCAAGCATGCCGCCTTTTTTCTTGTCCATTTACTTTATATCCTCATCGCTCGGATTCTGCATTTGCTGTCTCGTCCCTTCACCGACTTGCACCGCCGCGCACTCCACCTCGTCCGTCGCGTTCTGCCCTTCGTGTCCGTGCTTCTGATTCGGGTACGGGTAGTAGGCGTCGCATACGCCTTCCGCTTCTGGCCAGCCCACGGACTGCGCCGCGTCGTGCTGCGCCTTCAGGGACGTGCGGCTGTAGAGTTTCTTGTCAATCATTGCGCTTTGAACTTTACGCGAAACTCGATGGTCAGCGCCGTGGCACCGCTCGTGTTGGTCGCGACGTGCGTCGGTTTGAGGACCAGCGTCGATTGATTCGTGTAAAGATTGCCCAGTCCGCCCGACGTGACGTAGTAGTCATTCCACGTCAGCACGCCGGCCGCTTGTCCCTTGGTCGTCGATGAAATGTAAACCATCGGGGTACCGGTCGTATCCTGCAACGAAAGCGTCAGTCCCGAGCCGCCATCAATTGCGGGTAGCGCAATGGTGAAGTCGTCCAGAATGCCGTTGCCCGGAATCGCGCACAGGTTGATCACGTCGGTCGTGGAAAGAGTCGTGTTTGACACTATGACAACCGACCCGAAGACGGAAATCGGATAGACGCCGATAACGCCCTGCCCAGCCGCGATGCTCAGGTTCGAATTGTAAATCGCGTTTGCCATTGCTTCTCCTTACTGCGCGTTCGTGGCGGCGGCGTTGAGTGTGTCGATGTCGAGTCCGTAGGTGTCGATTCCGGCCACGCCGAAGTCGGTCGAATTGAACTGCACCTTAACGAGGCCCCAGATGGCGCTCACGCCGATACCGATCTGGCGACCGTAGTCGCGTAGCTCTTCCAGCCACCGGAACTTCTGCGACTCGTCCTGCCCGCGTCCGAACGCCAAAACAGCCGCCTGAGCCCCAAGGCCCAGCGCCCGCTTGGTGTTCGCCACAGCGGCGCCCGCATTCGAGACCGAATTGGTCACGCGCGAATTCTCATGGAGCAGCACGCCGTGATACATACCCAGCGATTCCCAGAAGATCGGGTTGTCGCCAACGTCACCACCGGTCATGGCCGCTTTTTCGATGTCCAGCCATTGGCCGGTCGAGGTGTTCTGTCGCATGTCGGTGGTCTGCGACGGGTGCATCACGCCGATGAAAAGCTGCTTGCCGCCTACCTTCACCGGACGTATGCCCGAAGTGAGCGCCTTAGCCGACCGCACGAACGTGTCCCAATAGGTGATCTGGAACGTGTTGGTTGAGGTCAGGTTCGCTGCGTCAGTGATACCGGAAGGCAGAATCTGCCGCGTGATCGCCACCGGACTCTGCAAGCCCGTGTAGTTCACGTTGGTCTGCGGGGTATACGACCCGAGCTGGTTGGCCGCGCCGTGATCAACACGAGCCGCGTACCAGTCCGCCAGCCGGTTGCGACCGATCTTTCTGCGATCGAACAGCACGCGCTGGTTGCTGATCGGCCCGACCAGCAGCACCGCGTGAGCGAGTTCCGATACCGTCAGCGCATCGCTGTAGGTGATCGGCGCCTCTTCGTTGCCGGTCAGCGTCTGCAAGTTCAGCACGCCAGCGCCTTGCAGCAACTGCGAGATGCCGAACGTAACCTGGTCGCCTGCATGCTTCTGCAAGTCGTCCAGAATCTGGATCGCTGAACTATCTTCCTTGGAGGCGATGCGCATGAAAAACGCGGTCTGCGCGACCTGCGCCATCATTTGCTTCGCCCATCTTTTTACGGTAAGTGCGTCCCCTGTCTGGTAGACCCATTCGGCCAATGTAGTATCTCCCTCGCGGCGGCAAATCGTTAAACCAGAGGCGAGAAGCTTCAGAAGCTGCTCGCGCGAACACTTAGCGATGTCTCGGTTTACGCCGCCTGAGAGACCCGCGCTGGCGAGGACTGCGGGAGGTGTGTAGTTTGCGCCCTACACAATGGCGATGTTCAGCAATTACGCTGTTCGTATCTCAATGTCAACTAGGGCGCACTAACAGCATATGCCTCGCAACCGTTGGTCGCGCTGCAAATGCAGTCCCACTCCGCTTGGATCATGTTCCACGTCGCATTGTCGGGAGCGTTGAAGGTCTGGCAGGTGCCGGGAAAAATGACGATACCTCCGCCCGCCGCCGTCGGTGCAAATGTTCCGCCCGTGCCCGCTGCCCCGCATGCCATACCGCCCGCGTTAGGCGTGATGGAGCCGTTGGAGCACATCAGCCAGTTCGTGCCGATGGTGCCTACGGTCTGCGAGCCCGTGTTGCAGATTTCCAGCGATAGGCGCGGACTGAGACAGGGCGCTACTTCGACGACAGCCGTACTGACTGCCACCGGAGCGCCCGACGAGCCTTGCGGGTTAATCGATCCGGCGTAGACGACAGCGGGCAGCAAGGCCACGAAAAGAACGGGCAGCCATCGTTTCATTTCAGCAACTCCCGCCACGCGGATTGCGCCGACGCCCTTCCTCGTTGTTGGTGCCGCGGCCTTCTTTCTTCTTCGGGTGATGCTTGTGCTTCTTGTGCAGCGGCATCGGCGCTGGCGGTGGGGTCGGCACTACTGCTGGTCCTGTAGGTCCACCGAACGGTGGCTGCGCTCCGGGGAATGGTACTCCTGCTCCCATTTGCTTATGCTCCTATCGCACGTCGAGTGCTAATACCTTCTTGTTGAAATTCTTGTCCTTGATCGCTTCCAAATAGTCCGCATCGTCCATGTTCGCGATGTGCATGGCGAATGCCTGATCGTCCATCTGCTGCCACGGCTGCTGGGCCGGTTCCTGCGCGCTCTGGACCCGCCCCTGACCTTGAACGCGCTGTCCCGCCGCTATCTGGTCGAGCTTCACGTTGCCGTTGCCGTTCACCTTACCGTTGGTCGGCTTGTAGCCCCACTGCGTCGTCATGTTGGCAACGGTGGTCACGAGGTCGGCTCCGTTTTGCGCTGCCGACGCGACCAGCGCATATTCTTCGTTGGCGACTATCTTGCGGGCGTTCTCTTCACTGTGACCGAGGCTCATCCAGAGCTTGGTCCGCTCACCACGGGCGAAGTCTACGCGGGCGTCCCAGTCGGGATGGCGGCTTCTGCCTGTGTTGGCGATCTGCTGAACGTAGCCTTGCATTTGCTGCTGCTGGGTCCAACCCTGAAGCTCCTGCGACCGCCCATTCACAAATTCAGTCAGCCGTGCAACTTCGGCGCGGGCTGCTTTGGCGTCTTCAACCGCGTCCCACGCACGGGCACCCGCGGGGTCTACGTCGGGGTCGGGGCGCTGTGCGGCACGCTCGGCTGCAGCGGCGGCTTGCTGTGCCCGCGTCTGCGCGTCGTTGGCGAGCTTCTGACGTTCCTCCAGCCGTGCCCACCGTTCGCGGGATTCGGACGCCTCTTTGCGAATCTGCTCCAGCTCGATGCGGGTACGGTTGCGCTCGTCCACCACTTCCGAGAAGCGGTCGTAAGGGACGACGCTCGGCTTCTTGCCCTTCTTGCCGCCTTCGGCTGTCTCAGCAGGCTCCGCAGTCTGCTCGGCGGGCTCGGTCTCTTCAGCATCAGGAACGGCTTGAACGGCAGGCTCGCCGCGCTCTTCGGCGGCGGCGGCAGCCTTTTCCTCGTCGGTTAGCGCGTCTCCGGTCTCTTCGAGCATCGGGTTGAAATTAGGTGCGGCTTTAGATTTCGGCATGTTCTCCTCTTCCTTGTCCTCTCCCTTTCCACGGAAATTTTCTTACGTCTTCGTGCATCGCAGGCGACTGTGATTCAGCCACGCAGTATAAATATGCTTCTCCGTTCTCCGAGATCCAAACCAGTTTCAGACCTCCTGAAGGTCCAGCGAACATGGGAGCCTCCCACGTACCGCTACGAGAAGTACATTCAAGAATTGCCCATCCCAATTCTCGCTCAAACTGTGACGGCATAATCCTCTCCTGCGAAATTGCTCCAACGTATTCCGAGGCTTTCCCCCTCGGTTATTGTCTCCAATGCTTTGTGCAAGGCTCCGGAATCGTAGTTGATCCCCGTTCCCTTCACCGACTTCGCCACTTCCGACGCTTCGGCCACCGCCTCTTCCATCGTGTCGCCCAACCCGAGCGCCGCGCCCAGCTCCGGTATCTCGCTCATGCTCACCGCCCAGTCCACACCGTCGATATTGCAGTGGCCGTGAATGGCGGTCCTATCAGGCCGGTCGATTTGAACGGCGATAGGCCGCTCCTCGAAGGTGGAAGAGCGGAGAATGATCTGCGCTCCGTAGCGTGCTCGGAATTCCGGTTCTACTATTTCGCCGTTCGCGTAGCCCCACAGGATTTCACCGAGGTTGGCGATCATCTTGCTCTGCAACTCCGAAGGAGGCGAGCCAAACCGGCACGTCGCATCAATGAAATAAGTGCCAATACCATTTTCGCGAGTCTCTGTAGAAAACGCACCGCGATAGTCGAGCGCTTTGAGGGCGGGCCTGAGTTTCTGCTGAGTACGACGGAGCCGAGGGGATAGATAGCCTGTGCTCGCAACGAAGGCTGAGTCCTTGACCTCGTAGCCGAAGAGGGAAACTTCGGGAAAATCACCGTCGGCACAAAAGGTGTCGAATCCGATTTCGACGCACTCGCCTTCGTCGTCCGCGATCGGCTCTTCGACGACAAATTCAGCAAGTGACCCATATGGCCCCAACTTTAGCGACAGTTCATCGAGTATGCTACGCGATAGAATCGGCCCCTGATGCTCGAAGGTCTCCCCGTCTCCACGAAACCACGATAACTTGACATAGAGACTGCTATCGGTCTGCAACATCCTCCGCAGGTTGTCTATACCGTGCACCCCCAGACCGTTAGCAGTCTGTATATCGAGTCGTTTGCAGACTTCTTTCAGGAATCCGCGGTCCCTTTCGAGCCGGTCGGCGTCGCCGGAGCCGAAGACCGGCATTCCTCGTGCGCGCATGAATTTCTGTAATCCCGAGTATCCCACATCAGGAAAAACCAGAAGGTCGCAGCGATCAAGGTGATCAAATAGATCGTCGATCCGTTCAATTCCGTCCAAGCCAATACCAGGAAGAAGATCCCGAGCGCGTCGGAAGCTAGCGTCAGAAGGAGTCCAATAGAGAACTTCGGCAAAGTCATCGACGACAGCCTCCGCGAGGTGGGTATAGTCGCCACCGAGGTCGGCGAACAGGCAGACTTTGTTACTTAGCGCTGGCATGCTCCACTGCGCCGTTCTTCTGCTTCGGACCTATCACGCAGCCATCTTTGAACTCGTGCTTGATCCATTCTTCGGGATGCTCTTCGCGCAGCCACATCTCGTAGCTCAGCGCATGCTTCTTGATGTGCCCGACCTGAATTCCTGCGTGGCCGTAGATGGGGAACTTCGCCGCTCGCACCCGCCGGCAGAAACTCAAATCCTCACCGAGATGATGCGTCTGGTTGTCGTCGGCATTCCACGTCTCGTCGCGGCCGAACCACGTCCAATGATCCCTAGCGTGAATCACGGCTAGTTCTTCGAACACCGAGCGATGGATGATGCAGAAGCCCATGCCAATAGCGTCGAGCGCCTGCGGCTGTCCGGCGTCCGGCTCTACCTGCTTGACGGTGGTGTACTTGCCGTTCTTCGGATCGACAAACCAGATTGGGACAAGCCGCCCTGCGGCCAGCCGCCCGAAGTAGATACCGGACACGATAGGCCGCTCCACCGGATCTGCTACCTCGTACAGCGCATAGATCATCTCGGGTCGGAAGTGAATGTCGGTGTCAAGCGAGACCAGCCAATCATCGGTGGTCTTCAGAAACTCGCGCACCATGTTGTTGCGGTTTTCTTCGATATAGAGGCCGCGAATCTTCGCTTCGTGCTGCACGAGGCCGTTGTGCTGCTTGTCGAAGATTTGGAGGTCGCGCAGGGAATCGACGAATTCCTCTTCGCGTGTGCCGTAGCAGTAGCCGATGCAGACGGTGCCCTGATTCTTCATCGGCTCAAATGCTTTTTCATGTCTCGCATTATCTGCTTGGTAGCGGCGGCAAGGCGATCCACTTCTTCCTCACTCATGCAACTTGTAAAAGAGGCGTAGGGATTCCCATTGTCGTGTCGGACTTGCGTCAGGTGCACTTGGACATTGATCTCGCCACTATCAATTACACGAACGCCTCCCTTGAAGTCGGCACCTTCTACGTCAAAGGCTCGGTGTTGCCTGATTGTCAAATCGATACGCTCATTCATAGCTTTCTCCTTGAAGTCCTTTTCGACCATTCGCGCAAACATTCCTTTGCCTTGTGGAAACGGCACACGCTCGTTCTTGAATGTGCCGTCAATCTTCACGACGTAACCGGATGCGGCTCCGTTGATTCCTTGGCATTCCATCCGCAGCTGGGGCAGGTATTCATGGCCCCGATAGGCTCGCACTTCGCGGTGCTTTCGGGACGCGGCGGCGGCACGGGACGCGGTGGCTCGACCTTCGGCATCACCTTCGGCCCTATCAACTCCAGCGGATGCGGCTCGGCGCCAGCGATAGGGTCACCGAAGATATAGCCGCAGCCCTCCACCTGACACGCCTGCCCCGCCGATGCGAGAACGGGTGGGTGGGTGGCGCGTTTCGCCGGATCGACAACGACCGGAGGCGGCTCTTCGATGGGCGGAGTTTCAAACATGGGGGTTTCTTCCGGCTTGACTTCCTCTTCTGACATTGCATTCTCCTTCGCCCAATGTTGTTTCTTCCATTGTTTAGCCATGTTCAGATTCTCGGTATTTCAATCCGTTGATCCGCGTCCTTTTGGGCCGTCAGCCACGTTAAAACCATATCACCCTTGACCGCGCCTTCGATGACTCGCTGGTCGTGACTGTGAAGCAGCGGCCCCATCAAGTCCCCTAGTAAGTCGCGCGCCTCAGAATAGTCTTCTTGTGTCCAATCGTCTACGCAGAGTATGCCCTCTTTCGGTACTTCAAAAATCGGCTGTCCGTTATTGTCGTAAACCACGTCCTCAGCGATCACCTTCATCAAGGAAATGGATGCGTTCCACATCGGCGGCTTCATGTAGGTCGCGAGATGAAGTCGGAGCGCCCACGGCCCCAAGCGAACCCCGTAGTCATCGATCAGCGCCATTCTCACATCGTAAGCAGGGTTGCACCGCGCAATATCGCGCTGGCGCTTGCACGTCTCCTTCCACTCGGCGATTTCTTTAGCGTTTAAGTTTTGACTCACTGCGCTTCCATCCACTCACACAAGTTGTCTGGCTTTGTCGGTATGCGCGGGATAGACCAGATCTTCCGACCGAGCCAATTCAACTTCGCATCCGCGAGAACCATTTCGTATATCCAGGATGGAATCATCGTCGTATCGTGATGCTGTCGCTCGGCCCCTCTTCAGGCTCGGCGAATGGGTTTACGTTCCCGATAGTCATTTGCCGACGCGCACGCTCGATCTGAAATTCCCTGTTGCGGTCGTGCATCAGGTAGTCGCACTCTTCGCAAGTATCTTCAAGGCGCTTGTCGCAGGTCCATGCGAGTCGCTTGCAGTTGACGCACTCGACGCGCGCGATGACGATGTGGCTCGTGACGGCTCCGTGTTTGGCCGTCTTGAGCACCCAATACGGCAAATCTTCGCGCAGCACTCCGGCAAAGTTAAAATTCGGATCGATAGTCGGTGCGTGAATCGGCCCGAGCGGACGTACCGGCTCAGGCTTTCCCGTCGAAGGCGGCGGCTTCGGCATCCGCTCCATCACTGGCCGCGTGCTCTTTGGCTTTCTCGGCATTTAGCAAGTACCCCTCTGCGAACAGGTATCCTTCCGCTGGGGTGAGGATGCCTTTCTTGACGAGTTGCGTGCCGTAGGTCGGTGCGTCGGGCGCGTCGTCGAAGTCGTAGCGCTCCGCCAGGTTCGCGAGGATCGCCATTGCACTGCGCATCCCCACCTTGCCAAGCATGCCCCGATTCCAGCAGTGCAAGGTGAGTATCTCATTGGCCGATATCTCCAGCTTCGTCGCTATCCTCGCCAAGCACTCCAACAGTTCCATTAGTTATTCCTTTGAGCGGATCGAACATCTTGGGTTCTTCGGCGGCGTTCGGATGAATTACTATCTTGCCTTGCGGCGGCGGAAGTAGCGCGGCGTTGGGTTGCGGGACAACGGGCTTCTGCCTTGACTTAGGCGGAGCGGCATTGAACATTTGCGCCGCTATATTTTGTCCCTGCCGATCCTGCGCGGCACCACCGAGTTCGTATTGCCCGTGCACTTCGCAGAGCCAGCCGGTTTTCGTCTCATTCATCACAACACCCTGCCGCCCGCAATAGATACACGGATTTTGCACTATGGGTGCTGGAATTGGTGGCGGCGGGTTGCCTGTGAGTAGCGTCGCCGTATCGTGCGTGCGTGAAACCTTGAAGCCTTCGGCGCGGAGCAACCGCGTCAGTTCTTCCAACTGCTCACCCACATATTCCAAGACGGCAACCTTACGCGCTTCGATGGCTGCCTGCTTCATCTGGTCAGTGGCGCGGGCGCGTATCTTCGACTTCACCGACTTGCGCCGACGACGGACGATCTTCAGTTTGGGTTCAGAGTCCGCCATTGTCGTTCACCTGCGGTGGCCCCTGCATCTGCTGCTTGGCCTTTGCGATTCTGTCGTGTAACAGCTTTTGGTGATCCAAATTCTTTTGATGAGAAAGTTCAGAACTCTTTAGTAGCGTAGTGGACGTGAGTTCCGCAATATCGAGGTTCGACTTTCTGTCTATGGCCTTCGCCTCGGCGAGCGAGCGCTGCGTGTCGGCGTCCAACTTCTTGATCTTCGCCTGCGTCATGTTCGGATCTTCAGTCTTACCCTGCTTTTGCGGCTTCTGCGGCTGCTGACCGGCCTGCTGCGCCAACTCCTGCAACTCCGCCACGATCTGCGCGGGCAGCGGGCTGAACTTCATTGCTTTAAGCAGGAATTGTTGCCCGATAGGCGATTTCATCAGCGGTCCCGCTATTTGTAGCAAATCGGTCCAAATCTGCTGCTTGAGATTCGGGTTGTGACGAATCGAATCGTCCAGAATCATGTCGTACTGGTCTTGCGCGGGCAGTTCGGACTTTAACAAGGGGATTGCCTTGGAGTTGAACTGCCCCCCGACGCGGACCAACTGCCCGTAGCTCCAATACTCTCGGACGAAATCGAGCACGGTGGTGAACTGCTGCTTGCGGAATCGGGAAATGTTGTCCCAGAACCAGCCGAGAATAATCAGACCACCCTGAACACGGGCACCGATAGTCGGTCCCGTAGATTCGCCTGTCGCGATGCCGAGCATTTCGTCGCTCACGCCGCTGATCCGCGACATCGAAGTCTTCGCTTCCTGAAAGAGCATCGGCGGCACTTGCGAGATTTGCGTTGGTTGTCGCTGCACGATGTCGGTTGCGATAGTCGCTTCCGGATTTACTTCAATCCAGCTGTCGGGCTTCGCGTATTGGTCCTTAGCTGAATTCACGTCAGCAAAAGTTCCCGTCTTGAAGAACACGCCGCCTTTCGCGTTTGTGATGTACTGAGTCACCAACGACGAGATGGCCTTGTTCATCGTGTTCTGCGGGTCCTTCAGAGACCGCACGATGCCGTACCAGGTTTTCTTGACTTCGTCGTACTGACCCGTGCAGCAATGGAACGACCACTGCCCCGGCAACACGACTTCATCTTCGAGCACGACGCCTAGCGACACGTAGACTTGCTTGTAGAGCGGTTTGAGTTGGCGCACCGCCTTGGGCATCGGCTGGCCCGCGAGCTGGTTGCGCTTTTCGAGCGCGCCCCATTCGTCTTCGGTGAGAGTTTTCAGTCCTTGCGGGTCTTGCGGGTCTGCGATTCTCCAGATAGGCACCATGTCGCGCCACTGGTACTGGATCACCGAGAGAGAATTATTTACGTCGCTACGCTGGCCGACCTGTGGGTTAGCCTGCTCGTTCGCGCGAGAGTAGTAAGGCGTGACGAGTTCGTACTTGTTTACGTCGTTCTCTTCGTAGTAGACGGCGGCTTCGTCCACCTTCTCGATCATGCCGGGGAAGCGCTTCTTGAAATCTCTTCGGGACCAATCCTTCTTGCGCGCACGCCACTTCGAGTCGCCGAGATTTTCCTGCGTTGCCTTCGTATCCCAATACATTTCTTCGTAGGGGATTCGGCGAACGACGATTCTCCCGTCGGGGTCGTCATCGTAACTGGTGCTCGTTTCGCCCCAGCCCATACCAACGACTGCCGTGTCCTTGAAGATGCCAGAATCTTCCATCTCGCCGTCGCACATATCCATCGCGGTCGCTACTGCTTCGCTCGCGAGGTCGCCAGCGGCGTCGTGAATTATGTCTGAATCGATCTGGCGGGAGACGGCGTGAACGTCCTGCCGGTTCAATCGTTCAAGGCCAGAGATGGCGTCTATCTTGTCGCCGATTTCGTTGAAGACGAGCGCAGGACGGCGAAGCTGCTCCATCCGCATGCGGTCGAGGTCGGGCCACTGGTGCCCGTGATAGTAACGCGAGTCTTCTTTAGCGGAGTTGCGAAACGTGTTGACACCAGCGCCCGAAGACGCCATGTCGCGCATCACCTGCTCGGAAATTTTCTGCTTTTCGGGATCTTCGTTCGCAGTGAACGCGAAGCTAAGTTTGCTCGACGGGGAATCCTGACCTTGGTCGGTCAGGGAGCGTAAAAGATCCTCGGCGATTTCCTTCTCTCCTCAGTGCCCGATGCAGATACATCCGAACGTGTCGCCCGACGTGAGTCCACTCACGGTGATATTCACGCCTGTGCTGTAGGCGACTTTCAATCCTGCGGCTGTCGTATTGTCCGAGCAAGTACACACCGGCTGCGCAGTGTAGGCCGTATTGAAAATAACTGTGCAGGCTGTCACCGCGCCCGCTGCCACCTGAAACGCCGTGTCGGTCGAGGTCGCTGTGACTGTATTCGTGCCGCAACTCGATGTGGTCGGAATTGTCGCCGTTCCCAACTGCGAGTTCAGGTGCCCGCCATTGGTCAACGAGACGGTGCGGTCTGTTGTTCCGGTGAATGTCGCGCTAGTAGCCGACAACGTAGTCACGACCGAAGACGGCGCTACGAATGCCGTCCCGTTCCAGACGTAAAAGGCCCTCGCCGTGCTGTCGAGGCAGAACGCTTTGCCCGCAGCCATCGGCGGCGTCTGCGGAACATAACTCGTGCAACTTGATTCGCTGTAGTACCAGTTGTCGAAAATGAAGGCGTTCGCACGCCCGCAAAGCGCGAAGAGAACCAGCGCGACGGCGATTACTCGGATCTTCATTTACATCGGACCGGTGATCACGTACGTCATCCAGCCTACCGTGCCGGTCGTGCTCGCACCGCTCAGGATGCAGAGACTATTGCCAACCGTGCTGGTCAGCGTCGATGCGACTGGCGGAACAACTAGTGACGAAGCGCCAGAGGCATTAATCGACAGCACCGTCGATGCCGGAATCGCGCCGGTCAGGGCTGTGGCCGCTGCTGCCGTCGCGCACGAGGTTCCCGTGCCGTACTCGATGGTCGAAGTGCCGCCAATCGAATCCAGCCACCATGAGCAGACATACACTGCTGAGTTCTGATTCGACGTGTTGTTGATGATGCGCGTGGTTGTCGCTGTCGCGATCGAAATCGGCACCGTGGTTTTCGAGTAGGTATTGCACGGGTCCTGGGAAATATTCGGCACCGCCTGCCCCATCGCGAGAGCCACATAGAACAACACCGCGAATACGACACCCGCCCCTGCCATCTTTTTGCCTGTCATGCCGTTGCTCCTTGTTGCGCCATTATAGACTTCAATTTTTGCATCGCAATAGCCATCTGCTTCGGATCGGTTGTTTTTGCACTGTCTTGGAGATGCTGCGCCAATGCTGAGAGGCCAAGTTCTCTCTCGCTTGGATCGGCAACAGCGAACGCATCTACCGCCTGCACTGGACTCATGCCTTGGAAGAGCCCTGCCACTCCGCCCTTATCCGGCTGCACCATCTTGGCGATGTCAGTGTGCGTGAGCCTGCCGTTGCGGAGGTCGGCGTGAACCTCGGGCTCCTTGCCTTCGGCGATGTCCTTGTTCAAATCTTCGATACGCGAGGTGCGGGCTGGCGATACCGCTCCACGGGGTCCAGCGATGTTGACGGCCTTCTCATGCTCGACTTGCTTGACCATCGGGCCGGGGCCTTTCGATGGCGTGGGCTCGGACATCGGACTTCCGCCGTGCTGAGTGATGTAATTCGTGATTCCGGCATTCACGGCGCTCTGTGCAAAGGTGTGAAGCGCAGCGGGCGTACCAGGATTTTGCAACCCACGGTAGAACGCCGCCGCCGCTTCTGGACTTTCCTGAATTGACGAGCGCCACAGCGCAGCGATTCCTTCGCGACCGAGCACAGCACCCGCACCGATGCCACCTTCAACCAGCATGGGCGGGATGCGTCCCGTCATCGCTCCGTAGCCACCACCACCGATGGCACCGAAGGCTGCACGGCGCATAAGATAGCCTGCCCACTTGCCGCGAGCGGGACTGAATTCCTGAATCGCCTTCGCTGCCGCAGCCTGCGCATCTTGCGGTTGAAAGTTCCTCGCTGCCATCTGCGCATCGCGCGGCGCTTGAGACATCGACTGATACGCTGCGCCACCCGGAGTCTGCTGTCGTGCGGCCATGCCGCTCACGACCTGATTCGGATCAGGCGGCAGCGGTCCCTGCCCACGCCCAACATCCTGCGCCGCTTGTGCGGGCTGAATGTTGTTGAATTCCTGAATCGCAATCTGCGCTTTCTCAGCAGGCGTCTTGGCCGCGTCCATTTTCAGCTTGATGCGAGCGCCGGTCGCCCCAAGCGCATTGGCGTCCTTATAGCCCTGCTTGATTACGTCGTTGTTGAACTGTATTTCAGCGTCGGCCTTCGCCTGCTGAATCTGTTGCTGCAACTTCGCTTTCGCATTTGGAGACGTGGCGAATATCTCATCCAGATTCTTCGCCTGCTTGTCGGCGTATACCCACGCTTCGGGCTTCGTGAGCGGTCCCTTAAAACCAAGTTGCGCGAGTATCGGCGCGTGGTCCGGACTGATTTTGCCACCCGTATTGATGTAATCCGCATACAGATCGCGGAACTGCGGCTTCTCTTCAGGCGTCAGGCGCTTGACGAAATCCATGCCACGTTGCGGATTGTTGAATATCTCGCCAGAGACGTTGTGAAGTTCGCCTGCCTTTGGTTGCGACACTTTGCCGAGAAAATCGTAATCACCAAGTCCGCCGTTACGGAATGCTCGATAGCGATTATTCAGTTCCTTGAGCCGTGGCACGTTTGCGTTGTCGAGATCCTTCAGGACTGCCTCGCGCATCTCCCGTGCGACCAGACCGTCGTAGCTACCGGAATCGCCAGCCTGAGCACCCCATTTGCTGTTGAGTCCGATAGTCTTCCCGACAGTAGTACCCGTCGGCGCTTCTTCAGTCGGCGGCGTCGCCGCTGTTGGCCTGTTACCCTCAACCTTTACCAAGCCCGGTCGAATCCCCGGACCTTCAACGCTGGACTTGAGCTTTGCGGCATTCTTTAGCGTCAGCGCCTGCTCGGCGGGAGACATCGCCTTCCACTGTTTCGGCTTGATGCCAAGCGCCATCGGACTAGGGGCGTCCGCCTTCGCTGCGCTAAGCTGATCCGATTCATCCAGCAGGCGTCGCGTCGATGCGCTCAACGCCCAATTCCCCGCTGTCGCTTGCGAATTCAATTTCTTGATCGCTGCGGCAGTGTTGGTCAGCGCAATAGGCTTGTCCCTGAACTGGCCCCGCACATCTTCGTATTCTTTGTTATATTCAGCGGTAGCTTCGTTGCTTTTCTTGAACAGAATGTCCCGTTTCACCGCTTCGTTCTGAACGAAGTTCGGATCAAAGCGAGACGAGCGTGTTTGTCCCGGTGTCTTGTTGAGCGTGCCCGCTACGGTCTCCTGTCGGGCTTCGGGAACGATTTGCTCCTGCAATTTGCCAGAAGTTTTCTGGAAATCTGCATCGGCCTTTGCTTTCGCTTCATCGTGCGCGCGTGAAAATTCCGCCTGCTTGTCAGCGGCCTTTTGCGCTGCTGCTCGCCGTTCGCCGATTTGACCCGCCGTCGCGTTCTCGCGATCCTTCTGGGCCTTCTCGTAAGCATTCGCACGAGCGGCAAGATTCTTCTGCCCCGTCTGTTCAGCGGCGCCTCTCGCCGTAGCCTTGTTCGACGCCATCTCTCTGTTGGCTGCTTCGTCGAGTTTGGCTTGTTTATCAGCATTCGCCTGCTCGGTCGCTTGGGCAGCGCTGGCGCCAACGTCGCCCAGTTCCGATTTGCCCACCAACGAATCGAAGATCGGATTGACGATGCCGCCTGATATGACGCTGGCGGGTCCGCTCATGCCTTCGGTCGCGGCACCTACCGTGCCTTCGTAATTCGCTTCCTTCACTGTCGGCTCGGGCTGCTTGCTGCCGACCAGCTTGCCCATGTAGTAGCGCGCGGTGGGAGAAGCCATCGCCCCCAACCCAGCCCCGGCCATCGCGCCCAGCGGAACAGTGACAATATCTCCGACCCCAAGTCCGCCGCCCGCGCCGAGTAACGCGCCCGTTTCTGCGCCTGCGATGATCGGAGCCATGCCTGCGCCCTGCACGGCAACGTTCTGGCCCGCTTCTTTGGCGATCTGACCGTAGCTTTCAGACTTCTTGGGCGTAGCCGAGCCTATCGGCACCCACTTTCCGCCCTTCGGCTTCGTTGGGTCAGGATTAGCAGACGGGTCGTCTATCGCTACCCACGGCATTTTGCTATCGCTCTCAGCATGAAGACATTTGCCGCAATCGTTATGGCCGTACTGTTCGCTTCCTTTTTGAGGTGGAATTTCGCAGCGCCAAGGTCCTATCACTACGTCCGCGCGACAGGGACCAACCAAGGTCGTGTTTGCGTGAACGGAGATCCGGCACGAGGATGCTGGTATCCAATGGTAAAAGTCGCGGATTAGGGTTCATAGCGATGCGGCACGCCGTTCGGATCGACGGCAATAGGCATTCCACTCGCATCGTCGTAGTCGTAGTGCCAGCCGGATTCAATCGGCGGTAACGCTCCGCCACTTTTCGGATCGATACCGTGCGCAGCCGTGAACTTCTCAAAACTCGGGACGCCTCGCGTGCTGGCGAAATATTCCGAACCGCCGCTCTTGTCGTAAAGGGCGCGTAGCTTGGTCAGCGTCGCGAGTCCGTCGGGCGCTTTATCTTTCGGCTCGCTCGATACCAACTTATCGGTCGGTTTGCGTTGGTCGCCGCGATATTGCTGCCCCGTCGTCGGGTCATACCAATCAGCGACGTTTTTATCTTCTGGCGGTGCCGCTGCTTTCGTGGCTTCAGCATTCGCCCGTCCCGTCTCCGCTTGTCGCAACGCCTCTTCAGACGGAATCGCTGCCGTTTCAGCTTCGGACTTCTTACTCGCGGCTACCTCGGCGTCGGTCTGTGCCTTGATTTGACCCTCTTTAAGCGGTTCCTGGTAGATGACATTGTTCGCTTCGGTCCAAGTGTGTTGCGTATAAGCGTCGTTCGCTATCGCATTCGCGTACCGTTCCGCGCGCTGTGCTTGAGTTGGCGTCATCGTTGGAATGGCGGCATGGACTTGAGCCGCGAGGTCGGCATTAGCTACCGGTATTCCAGCGAGTTGCTGCGCCTTACCTTGAGCGAGGGCCGTCTGCGCACCATATAATTGATTCTTAGCTTGGGTTCCCTGAAGCGCGGCTTGCGCCTGCTGCTGTCTCGTTTGGTTTGCTTCCGCAGCGTTGAATCCGCCGAGCGCACCGAGACCGCCTGCCGAAATGCGCCCACCGAGACCGGCCAGTCGCGGACTTCCCGCCGCTGAGAAATATCCCTGCAATGCCGCTTGCGTTAGCGGACTGCCGAGAAAGCCTGTGAGTCCACCGCCCGATTGCGGCGTCGGAGGGTTCTGCTGCATCTGCTGCGCGCCGGGAAATCCCGCACTCGCCAAGTTGCTGATTTGCTGAGACTGCGGCGCGGGCTGTTGCTGGCCTTGCCCAGTAATTGCAGCCGCCAACGTTTGCAAATAAGTGCCCAAGCCCACGTTATGACGAACCTCCGAGGAGCTTGGCGATCATCGCCTGCATGGACTGAGCATTCTGAGGCGGCTGCGCCATTTGCGGCACGGGCGGAGCGGGATTCGGCTTGGGCGCAGCCATCTGCTGTCCCATGTTTTGCGGCGTCACGGGCGGTCGTGGAGCGTACTGCGGTTGCTGCTGGGGCTTTTGCGAACCACCCATCATTTGCGAAATCAGTGCCGGACTCGTCGTCGAGGGTGAGCCGGGACTAGCGGTCGATTGCACTCCCCCTGCCATGAGCGGCAAGCCCGCTTGAGGATTCCCCATTGCGGTAGAGCCAATCCCTGCTGCGATGGCTGCCGGGCCTGTGATGTCCTGCAAAGCGGTATTGAAGGGTTGCATCTCTTTGCTCAGGCCACCGAAGAAGCCAAGGCCAGCGCCACCCGGTTGTCCCGCCGAAGGCGTCGTGCCCGGAACGGCAGGACCAGCGAACGGCGACCCACCAACCATGCTTGTCAATGCGTCTGCTGCGCCGCCCATCTACTTGCCCAACTGCCCCGACTGAAACATCGACGCGAGCGGATTGCTACCTGCGGCCTGCGGTCCCGACGATTGCTGTAGCCCGGGATAGAACTGGCTCAACTGATTGTATGCCGGAGGCGAGAACATGGCCTGCACACCCGATGGATTCTGCCCGTATTGCTGCTGCCAGTAGGGGGTGTTGATGGCTCCGCCGAGTAGCGATTGATTCTGATTCGGTGGACCGGAGGGCGTCGAGCCGCCGGGACCGCCACTCGAAGGCGGAAGGCCCGGAGCACCTCCGCCACCGCCTCTCGTGCCACCGCCGCCACCAAAGCTGTTTAAGCCTGACGTTGCGTTAGCCGTCAGCGGAGCAAAACCCGCGCTCTGATTCGTTGATCCGCCGTAGCCGTTCGAGGCTTGCGGTCCGAGCGCCTGATTCATGTTCATCGGCGTCGTTCCCATCGAACTGCCGCCCATCATGCCCTGCGCGCCCGCGCCCTGCGGCATGCCGCCGCCCCACGACCCGCCGCCGTAAGAACTGGCTGGCGTTGCGCTCGGACTTTGTGGTGTTCCGCCCATCTAAATCACCCTCACTTGGATGTCGCTGCGGGATTGGTCCCCGTGGAGATTGTCGTTCCTGAGTTGCCGATGGCCTGTCCGATCGTCGGCCCGAACATCTGGAGCGCCGTGTACGGCCACATTCCCTGCTGGGTCTGGTTCTGGTAGCCGGTCTGCAATACGTCCTGCGCCTGCTGCTGCTGCTGTCCGCCGATACCCGTCAGCATTTCGGACGGCGTGTATTGCGCGGTCGCAAGTCCCGGCGCATTCCCGATGGCTGCCGTCTGCTGGCCGAGTCCCGTTTCGTAAGCAGGCTCGTAAATGTTCGCGGCAAGATTGCCGAGTTGCTGACTGAGCTGAGATTGAGCATTGGAGAATGCCTGCTCGCTGCCCGACGATCCGAGTCCACCAGCGGCTACCGCGTTACTGAGAATATTCGGCGCTACCGCCTGCTCGTAGTTTTGGATGACCGGCTGTGCGGCGGCGTTGTAGTATTGCTGGAGGTACTGATTAGTCTGGGGGTTGAGATTGGCACCGGCGGCGATGTTGGTGTTCGCGCCTTGCGCCGTGCCGAGCGCGCCCTGAGCGCCTGCGGTTTGCTGCTCGCCGAGTTGCATGCCCGCTTCCTGTGCTTGCGTGAAGGGGGCGACTTGCTGATTCGGGAGCGGAGACGGCGCTATCTGCCCGCCGGGAAAGTACTGATTGCCTGCGGCCCCAAGGAATTCCTGAGCGGTTCCCGTTGCCCATTGCGGCAGCTTCGATGTCGTTGTGGAGGATGTGGTGCTCGGACTTCCGCCCATAGTGCCGCCTTGTAGGGAGCGCGGCAGCACCCAGATGGAATAGAAGAACGCTAATTATGGAGCATTGTCAATCACGCGCGCACGAAATACCGCACCCATCGCGGTAGCGAATCTTTCAGTTCCGTTCTTCCCAAATATTTGCCGTGCTCTAGCGCGCTGTCAATCTTTCGCTGGATTTCGTCGTTTCGCTCGCGCGCCCATCGAACCTGCATTTCCGGCGTCACGTCTCGATAGGTCGCCGTATCCGCAATGATGTTCTCGGGTATCGGACTCCACCACTCATTCGAGCCACCCTTCCCGTTACCGTTCTGCGCGGCGGCGTTCACGATAATCGACTGTTCGTCCAGAATTTCGCACGCTCGATGGAGCACCTTGATTTGCCACTTCTGGCTGCGCGGATTCATCCCGCCCAAGAGCGCTTCATCGGCTCTGCCATAAGCGTCGGCAAATTTGTGAATCGCCGCTCGCAACTCTGCGGCTTCGCGTTCGATTGATTTGGCACTTATCTTTCGCGGCATGATGACTCTCCTATACCGGCATCTCCCACGTAATAAACGTCTTGCGGAATCCGAATAGAGCGTAGCTGGGTCTACGGCTCAGCGTCACGATGCGATCGCAGCCCAAGGCTCTCGCCTGCTGGTGCATGAAGTCGATGGATAACGCTACCGCCTCCGGAATGTTGTCGTCGGGAAGGCGCTCGCGCAAGGGCAGCGTGTAGGTAGCCCAGTTGAAGTATTCGAGCTTGTTGGAGAAGGGACGGCGCATTGTCTGCACGACGAAGAAGCCGAGCATACGGGGGCCGCGCGATACCATGTAGAGCTGCGCGTGGTTGAAGCGGATGGCGGCGTAAACGTCTTCCATGATGAAGTCGGGGCGAGCCTTTCGAATCACGGCGTCCATGCCTATCTTCACCCATTGCCAGACAGCGTGGAGTTCCTGCGGCTGTACCTGGAGGATGCTGACAGGGGCGGGCGTCTGCGGGATGTTCACGCGCGCACGATTATGTAAATGCTCGTAGCCAGCGCGACGATGAACAGCGTGCCCGCAATAAGAGCAAACATGCGATCACCTTCTGGTGTCTGCTCGGGGCTGAAGAATCGCAACAGACAATCCAACAAGAATCCTTGATTACGATATGGCAGGCGACAGTTCACAACTTCTTCGCAGCGTCGAGCACTTCGCCAATTCCCAAATCTCCCGCCAACCAATCTTGAACAGAAGGCGTCTCTTCCGCGAAAGCCATCATCATCGCCGTCCTTCCGCCAAATATGACTCGTGGCGGAGGACTATAGAGCGGAAGCGCCATTGACGGCGGGTTGGTATCAAATAGGATGCGAGGCTTCTCTCGTTCTGGTTCTTTCTCGACAAGCGGAACTCGCAACTCCGATAACTTCAGATCGCGGCACGCTTTAATCCTTCCGCTCAACTCATGTGCGCTGATCATTTGTCGCGGAAGACTGTAATTCCACTCTGTATTTAGCCAGTCCGCCATATCACTTCGCCCACGCGCTGCCGATGGTTTCCTTACGCGCCCTTTCAGCGTCTCTCTCGTAATCCATCGGTTCAACATCGACGGTCGCCTGCGCATCTTCGGAAACCGCAACTTCGCGCTTCGTGAACAATTTGCGCCACCACGATTTCTTCGCTTGCGTTCTCTCGGCGCGTAACTGCCTCACTTCGTCCGTGAGATATTGCATCTGCCGTTTCAAGTCGGTGAGATTCGCCGCAAGCGGTCCTACCTTTTGCAATTCCCGAACGACTGTCTCAGTACCCGCGACGAGGTGCGCAAACTTGGAGTCGTCGCGCGTCATCGCGCCCGCCATCTGGCTCATCTGCTCGGTCATGTGCGTAAAGAACACGGGCCACGCATCGTTGAGCGAGCCGCACTTGCGCAACTCGACTATTGCCCTGCGCGTCTCGAACGGAGTCTGGGCGGACAAATCGCGCGTCTCAGCCCATACGTGATTGACTTCTTCCTGACTGACCTCGCCGCGTTCGATGCGGAGCGCCAGAGCCTTGTCGGGATGAAGTTCTACCAATTCGTTTATTCGCTCAGCCATGAACCGCCTCCGCCTTCATAGTCACTGTCGCCAAACTTCCGCGAACCTTCGCCTTGTGCATAACTTCGCGGATAGACAATGTTCAACTCAGGGTCTTTGAGCAGCGCCATCGAATCGAGTCCGTCCTTGTATCGCGTAAACGGGAACGGCGTGTATTCCTTCTCAATGAAGTATTCGATCAAGTCGATTTGTTTACCACTCTTCTGCGTGAACTTGATGCCGCTCTCCGGGAGAAGAATCAAGCCGCCACGGAACTCAGGCACCAGCCGCTCGTAAATCTTGTTGTCCTTTTTCATCTGATTGCTGCCGAGCGGAATGATCGTGAAGCGGAAATTCTCTCGGTCCATCCGTTCCTTCAGGTAGTCCACGTCGGCTTGCATGGCGAATTTCTCGTAACCAACCTTCAGCACCGAATCGTACTCGCGCATGAGTCGGAACAGGTGGTCTCCGCGCTCGGACAGATTCATCTTGTCCAGCGCGCCGTCGAGTATGTACTTGCGCTTGTCGAAGTTGAGACCGATCACCCACATGGCGCATTGCGAATCGGTCTTGATGCTGTCGCCCGCCGGATCGACGACGATATACTTGTTGAGGCTGCGGATGTTGGGGATCGTCTTGTAGCGCTGGAGCCACTCGACACGGAAGCCTGATTCCTTGGTGGCTTCGGTTGGGTCAAGCAGGATTTGCATGGCGAACGTTCTGGGACTCATCGCCTGCTTCTTTTTCGATAAGCCCTCTTCCGAGAGCAGGAGGCTCAGCCCGTTGGCGACGATAGGACGTTTCCGCACGGTGCCGAACTTGCGTTCCATCATGACGTGGTAGGTATCACCTTCGTCGTAGAAGGTGCCTGCCACCCTGAACTTGATGGGGTCCGTCGCGGAAAGATTCAGCGACTGCTCCCACATCTTCGTCACCTTGTCGATCATGTCGGGACCGGTAACGGCGCGCTCTTCGATCACGTCGTCGTAAATCAGATGGCTGAAATGTTTTGAGGTCGGCTGTCCGTCCGTGAGGCCCCACGCTTCCACAGTCGATTCCTTGGGGTTGCCCTTGCGCTTGACGATAATGCCGTCGTCTTCGCTCCACTTCGATGCTTCCAGCTTAGGCTGTTCGTAGAGAATGTCGGGGAAGAGTTTTACGAGAATGTCGTTCTTCTCGAATTCGCTTTTGATCTGACGGAGAAACTGCTTCGCTATCGGTCGCGTGTGCGAGAAGATGCCGAACGTCACTTCGGGGTCGATGAGAATATCCTGAATCGTCTTCCCGTAGGTGATGATGGTGGACTTGCCGCCGCCCCTGCTCCAGAAATCCAGATGGCAGTCAGGGTCCTGCTGCACCTCAGCGCATCTGTCGAAGTACCACTGGTGTTGAAGGAACGTGGCGTTGAGCAGATGCACCAGCAGGAAGAACAGGTCGTTGCGGGCGAGCCAGCGGAGATGGTCGATGCGGCGGTCCTGTGGACACTTCTGGACGGTCTCGGCCCATAAAGATGCTTCGTCGATGGAGCGCGAGCGGGCAAGTGGTGGATGCGAGGCACAGGCGCCAGCGCGAAGTACGGAGTCGCGGAGTTCGCTGATGGGGTCACGCGGCATTATCTAAATCTCGGTCGCAGCGGATACTTTTCTTCGCCTGTGTACTGATTGCATCGAGGGCACGTCGGCGGATCGCCGCTAAGGTGCATCGTGCCTGCATGAACGTCGTGCCATTCGTAGCCGCAATTTGAGCACTTCATGTTATCGAGACTCTGGTTCAATAACGGATGCTCTGCCTTTTTCATCTACGCACCCCAGATAGCGAGCATGAAGGTCCAGTCGTCTTCGCCCATGTCGCCATCTTCGATTATGAAGTATGCCGCCCAACTCATCCCGTATTCCCCTCGTGCTGCGCCTCGTCGAGTAACAGTAACAGTTCCTCTTTCACTTCAGGATGGTCAACCGCAAACTTCGAGAATAGATGCACGAGTCGTGAGAGGCGCGGGTCGCGGGCGTCGCCGCCCTGATTGTACGCTCCTGCCAACTTGGCCTTTGCTTCAACCACATTTCTTATTTCCTTGAGGCAGGTCAACGCATCACGCTTCCCTGATTCTTTTTCTGAACTTGAGAAGTCGGCGAGTAGGTTCAGCAGTTCCTGATGCACGAAGTCGAGGTCGCCGTGATACGAGTCGGGAGTCCCGATCACCGCCACAGCCTGATTCTTCGTATGCCCTTCCCGTCGGTGGTGGGCTAGCTGGTTGATGGTCAGGTTCACGTCGCGGGCTATCTGGCCTAGCGGCTCGTTGCGGGCGAGGCGGTCGTCTACGCCGCCACGGACGAGACGGGGAAGCTGGCAGACGGGGCAGTTCCTAGCCATTCTCGCTCACGGCATCGCCAACGCCAGCATCACCATGAACAGGCCCCATCCGAACGACACGGCAATGAACATCATCTGCGGATCACTCATGGCCTTTCTCCTCGCGTAGGGCGTAACCCCGCTTCATAAAGAGCGTCAACCAAATTCTGCGCTTCCTCTTTCGTAAAGAACGTAGTCGCCGACTCGTTGCCCTGCATCTGTTGTTGACCCATGATGCAGCGTCCCGTCGGAATCAGTGCGTGGATGTGCAGTTCGTCCCGCATCACTGCTTTGGTGAACACGATGCTCACAACTCTCCCATAGTCCATGCGATCCACGAAGAACCGCCACGGCCCGACGACTTGTCTGTCCGTCATTTCTATCTCACTCAT